CAAACTTGTAACATTAAATGTTATGGCTGACGTCATAGCGTATGCCGCACCAGAATTACCAGTCCACAAATTGCCTTCTAAGATACCAATGTTGCTTTCGCTGTTTGTGTTGTCAGCAGGCATTGTATGTATCTTTTGAATTTGTATAGCGCCATTAACAGGATAACCCACTGTTTGGAATCTCATGTATCCCAAGCCAGCATCAGTACCTCTGTTTGTATCGTTGGCACGATAGTGCATCATACCCCAGCCCAACGCCTGTTGGCCAGTGTAATCATATTTAAGAACAAGCTGGGGCACAGCATATCTGCCGTCCTCTCCCTGACTGCCATCACTATTAATAATAAGAGTGTTGGATTCCAGCTTGTTAATGATTTGTGTTGTTTCGATCTGTACAATATTGCCCTTGATTATTAACTCGCCATCAATATACAGCGCATCGTCAGGGGAAATTATTGTTTTATGATTCCATGTATCAGCCATGTGTAAGACCTTTAAGTTCGCTTATCTGTCTATTTATCCGATAATCATTAAGTCATGAAAAAGCCCTCCGAAGAGGGCTTCTTGTTTTGCTTACTTCTTGCTTAGTGGAATGTTACGTTAGCAAGACAAATGCCGTCGACGTAGTCGCCAGCGTTGCCCAGTGAAGAAGCAGTGTTAGTCAACTCTTTGTAACCATAACGTGTCATGAATGATACGACTGGCTCGAAAGTGTTAGGATCCATAACTGGACCTGTGCTCATCAGTGGGATGTATGGGCAGTAGAACGCTGGAGCATCAGTTTCTGATGAACCTTTGTAGCCTACCAAAACCATAGTACCGTCATTTGCGTAGTTGTCAACAAATACACGGAGTGTGCCGTTAAGTGTACCAACAAACTTAGTGTTAGTTGGAGCTTCGAACGAACCTTCAGTAGTACGAGCAAATGTTGATGTAGATGCTGACTGGAGGATTGTCAGTGCTTCTGGTGAAACTACAACGTAGTTACCAGCGCCACGACGTGTACGAGCCGCAATGCGGTTAGCCGAACGGTTAATTTCTGTTGCCAGGATAGCGTGGCGATCGCCAACGTATACTGGTTGATATGAACCTGGACCACCACCTGTTACAGTAGCGTTGTTGTAGCTGAAGTCCATGAAGTCAACAGTAGTTGTACAAGGTGAAGCCAAAGCGCGGAGGCTGTTGATGATCTCTTGGTCGATTTCAACAACAATCTCTTGTGCCAACGCTTGCATAATTTCTGCTTCAACGTCTACACCGTGCATTGCTTCTGCGTCTTGTGCCGCCTCAAAAGTCCAGCGAGCTGAAAGACGTCTTGTCTTAGCTTCTACTGTCTCTTTCAAGATCTGGATGCTCATACGGTGACCTGGAAGTCCTTCTGCAACCGCTGTAGCATCAGGCTTGCCTGAATACTGTGTAGCGAGCGCAAATGGGCTCAGTGCCTCTGTACCAGCAACAACGCCAGCGGCAGTTTCTGCGTAACGTACACGCAGTGTGTGGATCTGACCAACAGGGCCAGTCATAGGCTGTACACCTACCAACTCGTTAGCAATAACGCTAGGCATTACGCGACGAATCAGTGGGAGCATAACCTTGTTAAGGGTTGCAATATTACCAGCAGCCGTTGCACCAGGTGAGGCTGTCTCTGTCAAATACTTCTTAGCATTCTCCAGAACAACATCCATGGTACCCTTACGCTGACCTGTAAGGCCTTCTGTAAGTGCTTCCTTGGTTGCTGACCAGTTGCTTTCAAACAATTTAGCCATTTTAATCTCCTATCAAAGTCCGGCTAACTTACGGATCTCAATGATTTCAGCACTGGTCTCCGCTTCGTTATTTTGAGATTCAGTTAAAACTGTCTCTTCTTTGTTACCAGTTACTTCGCGACTGCTGGTAACCGATTCGTTTAATGCCTTTTTCTTAGTTCTGGGAGCATCTTCACTGATTACGCTAGGTAGGTACTTGTTAAACGCACCTTCCAACCTATCAGTTTTGACACTTTCCAGTAAGTCAGACATGATTTCTTTCTTCTCTCTGCTCAATGGCTTCATCAACTCATCAAGTTTCTCTTTACGAGCATACTTGTCCTCAGATACTCTCAATCTGCTTTCTGTGAGTTGTACTGCTTCCTCACGTTGATTGAGCTTATCTGTGGCTTCAGCAAGTTGTGATTTCATTTGAGCAAGTGTTTTCTGGAACTTGCGGATCTCCTTGGTTTCGTTCAGGTACGATGTATTGTATTCTGAAGCAAAAGCCTCGAAGAGTCGACGTCCAAAGTCGTTCTCGCGGGCGGCGGTGATGTCTTCCTTGAAAGTATTAATTTCTGAAGCCATGGTAGAGTTGACAACTTTCTCAACTTTCTCAGCGGCTCTGGAAATAAAGTCCTTTTTAGTTTCAGCTAGCTGACGCTTGCCTTCACGGACCATTTTAACTTTCTGTTCTACCAACGCTTTCTTGTCATCGTGGAACTCAATTAGCTCTTCAGCAAGTTGATCTGATACAAAACCATCCAACTTGTTGAGGTGCTCTGAGACACGAGTACGGTCTGCGTGTAGCTCCTTGACTTCTTTAGCTACAGCTTCTGTAACAAATCTGTCAAGAATCTTGGCATGTTCACCAATAGCCTTGCGATATTTAACTCTTTCTTCAGCCAGGGCGGCCTTGTCTTCTGCTAGTTCAGATACTTCAGCTTCAACTCGTGTAGAGATAAAGTTATCAACTGCTTCCACAATCAATCCCTTATCGTGCTCATAACGCTGAGCAAACTCTTCACGAAGTTCTGCCGTCATTTCTGTGCGGGCTTCGTCAAGGCGTGACTCCCAGGCTTCCTGTAGGGTAGACTGTGCCTCTTCAGACAAGTTAGTACCTTCCAGGAGTTCATTAAATGTCACTGCCATTACTATCTCCTATTACTTGAGATTTAATTCCCTTATGAATGACTCGAGGCCCTTCATAAGGTGTTTTTCTGCGCTTTTATCGTGTGTTACTGCGGCGGCTGTTCTGTGAAGAACCGCACCGCCACGCATATTAAACAAACTCTCATAGACTGGCTTAGGGTAAGCATCTGGGGCACTGGGCTGTGCCACAATGTCCACTGTTACGCATTCAAAGCCATCAACAATGCCGTTATCGCTGACATTACCTGAGCCTCTGCTACTTACACCCAGTGCCGCACCTGCTTTCATTAACGCAGTTGCTATGTTACCCATGGGCGTTTCTATGAGTTTTAGTTTTCCTATACCATTGTTACCGTCCATCCACATATCTTCGATGATGTGACTAACACGGTCCAGGTTAATTTGTAGTTCTGGTGGATGATCCAGCTCGCCCATTACGGTCTCGCCTCTGCGGATCCTCTCATCAATCTCGTCTACTGCTTTCTTGATTTCTTCCAGGGGATAAACTCTGCCGTTTTGATTGCGTTGTTCAGCCTGTACAAAGATACCTTCCATGCCCAGTGACTTCTTGCCGTCTTTGCCTTCAGATTCGAAGATTCTGACTTTAGCGTCCCTGGGATTTATGTATTCAAACAGTTGACGTGACATCCATAACTCCTATTAGCTTGGTTGCTTGGTAAATGGTGACTTGCCGTTTGATCCATCAGCACCAGGATTTGGCACAGATAGCTTGGCTTTAGTCTGTTGTGGAGCATTTGACTTATGGTCAACGTTAATGTTGTGGTCACCTGGATCTTGTGGGTTGCTTGAACCCTTTTCACCGTGATCACCTTCACCGCCGTCAGTCATATGTACTGGCTTACCACCTTTTCCACTCTTAGCACCTGGAACCTTAGTAAAAGGGCTCTGGTTATTGTCAGCACCTGGATCAGGTACGTTCAATGATGTAGTGCTTTGTGGTGATGTTTGATCGCTTAACTTTGTAGCTTCTTCCAAAGTATCAAAGTCTTCGTCTAAATCGTATTCAGATTCTTCAATTTCATCAGCGTCGAAAGCAACTTCTTCCGCGTCTGCATCCATGGCGTCATCTCTGGCATCTTCAGCATCGTCTTCAGCTTCGTCATCGTCTGACATCAGCTTTTCAAATTCTGCTTTAAGTGCTTGAAGCTCGTCTTCAAGATCATCGATCTTGTCTTCAACGTCGCCTTCCTCGTGTTCCATGTCATCCATGTCACCCATTTCGGCGTCCATTTCCATCTCTTCATCGTCATCTTCCATTGTGAACTCGTCTTCTTCAACTTCACGGCCAATGGCTGTAACGTCTTGCTTAAAGTTCTCTGAAGGATTTGAATGATCGATAGTCTCGTCTACTTCTTTCTCTTCGTTCTTCTTTTTGCTACCGCACGAAGATTCATCTACTTCTTCTTCTGACTCGTCCAGTTCTTCAACTTCTTCTGACTCGTCCAGAACGCGCTCGTACTGCTGGCGGGCTTTTGCTACAACATACTCGTGTAACAGCTCTTCAGCTTGCTCGTTCTCTT